CCCCAGACCCCGATCTCTCCGAGCATTCCTCCCATCCCTGCCGGTCTTGCCGGTGCTGGGGCTGGTCCCCGTCCGCCGATGCCCCCGCCCGGTCCTGCTATGGGTCCGGCCATGGGTGGCGGCGCTCCTGGCGTTCCTCCGATGGGCCCGCGCCCTGGCATGATGAAGAAGGGTGGCCGCGTGCCGCACATGACTGCCGGTGCCGGTTCCGGTGAAGGCCGCAAGGAAAAGATCAAGGAATACGGAGACAAGCCTAAGGCGAAGTAAGGACGCCGAAGAACCACATGCCTTCCAAGCAGCAGAGCTTATTCGACTTCACGTCGGACCTTGATGTCGCCGTTGGGCCTTCCGGCCTAGCGCCCGAGCTTTACCGTGAACTCACCGAGCGCCGCACTCAATTCATCGGCAAACTCGCCTCGGGCAATTGCAAGACCATGGAAAGCGTGGCCGATGCCGTTGGCAATATCCGCTGCGCCGAGTTTGTCCTTAGCTTTGCCGACCGCAAGCGCCGTGCCCTTGAGGCCGAGCTTGGAACCCCCATCGATGGAGATGACGCATGACACCGCTAGTCTGGGTACTTGTGATTTATCTCCCACAATTTGCAGGGGCCACTATCGATTCTGCCGGGGCAATTACGATGCCTACCCCGCTCCGCTCCGAGATTAACATGCCATCCCACGAAATCTGCCAGCAAATTGCGGCGCTCAACAGCAATGAAGCCTCTTGTTGGGCCCACGAACCAGACCCCATTAAAGTTGTAAACACAGACGGAACCCAAACAGGAAATCGCTAAAATGAAAATGGACCACAAACAAGACCCCGCCAAGGAAATCATGACCAATCTATCTGGGGCTCACGAGGGCTTTCAGGTAACTGGCGTTGATCTTCTTATGGCAATCTACTGCCGCCCCGATAGAAGCGCAGGCGGAATTATCCTTACCGACAATCAAAAGGGTGAGGACCTTTACCAGGGCAAAGTCGGCTTGGTCCTGAAAGTAGGGCCCCGCGTCACCGACAAGAACAAGGACTTGTACGACTGGTTTGGCGGCAGAGTGCCTAAGGTAGGTGACTGGGTCGTCGTCCGCGTCGGCGACACCTATGCTTTCAATTTGGCCACCGGCAACAAAGTCAGCGCCAAAGTCCCATGCCGCTTGGTCGAAGCCAAGCAAATTCGCGGCCTCATAGATCAGCCCGACAAGGTTTGGTAGCCCTAGGATTGACACCCTGCGCTTAAACGTCGCATATTGCCCGCCTGTTGAGCGCATCAACGAAAGGAGCCGTCCATGCCGGACGCGATCGAACTAGAACTTCCCGAAGACCCCGCGACGCTAACCGTAGAGCAGAAGCTTAACGGACAAGGCGGTGGTGAGGGTGATCCCAAACAAGCGGCAAACGGCGGCAATCACGCCATCAATGCCGACGAAATCTTGGCGCTGAAGACCGAACTTGAGGCGGCCAAGGCCGACCGCAACCGGGCCGACAGCGCCCGCCAGTCCGCCGAAACGGCTCGGATCGACTCCGAACGGACCTCCCGTGTCGAGCGCCAAACCGAACTTCAACAGCGCCTTACTGAACATGCATCCACCCTCACCACCGCTTTAGCCTCGGCGCAATCCGAGATAGAGACGGCCCAGGCCCTTTCGGCCAAGGCCATGGAAGAGGGCAAATGGGTCGAGGCGTCGCAGGCCAACCGGACCATGGCCAAGGCGGAGGCCCGCTACCTAGAGTTGCAGGGCGAGAAGTCCCGCCTTGATGGGGCCATCGAACAGGCCAAGAAGGCCCCGGCCCAGCCTACCGCGCAGCGGACCAAGACGCAGACGTGGATCGACTCCCACCCGCGCTTTAACAATGACCCGCAGTATAACGCCAAGGCAATGAAGGCGCATTACGCCGCCATTGAAGAGGGCGTTGCCATCGAGTCAGACGATTATTTCAAGCGCATCGAAGAAGCTACAGGAGACCGGCAAAAGGTGGAACCCAAGGTTGCAGCGCAAGCTAAAGTTGAAGGCGGAGAGGGCGACAGCGTGGCGGCTCAGTCAGACGGCGTAAATCGTCAGGCTGGGCCTGCCCCTGTAACCCGGCGCTCCGGCGGCGGCGAACCTTCGGGGGGCGGTCCCAAGAAGATCACCCTTTCCGGCGAGGAACGGGAGGCGGCAGATTCGCTGTTCGGCGATGCCACACAGCCGCTCATGTACATCAAGGACCCTAAAGAGCGGTACGTCTATTGGTACCAAAACAAGGAAAAGGTTAAGGCCGACGGGAGGATTACCTAATGACGCACAACAACGATAAGCCCAGCGAGCGCAGCCCCGCAGATCAGGCCAAGGTTGACGATCTAAGCCGCCGGGTCGGCGGACGCACCGCTACTGCCCGGGCCCCGGAACGGCTGGTCATTCGCACGGCAGCCAACCGCTTTGACATTCCCCTCGACGAAATTCCGCCGGGGATGACCTACGAATGGAAGGTCATGCGCGTCAACAATCAGGAGGCGCAAGAGCAGATTATCGCTTGGCGTCTGAACGGCTGGAAAGAAGTGCCTGCCGGACGGCACCCTTCGTTTACCGGCGAGTCGGAAGATTCGACGGCAAGCATCAACCGAGGTGGGCAGGTCCTTTGCGAACGGCCCGCAGAATTGACCGCCCAGTCGCGATCGATGGAACGGGAAGCCGCCAAGGATCAAGTCCAGTCCCAATTGGACCGCCTTGCTGGCCGTGCCCGCGCTACGCAGTCCGAGCGCATAACCAAGCTCGAAAAGTCCTGGACCCCCATTACGGACGATTGAGCCGCAGTATGAGAACCACAAATCCACTGAGTCGTGTATGGTTCGTCCCCCTACGAACTGCGGCGGAAACTCTTCGGGCTAGTGCCAAATGCCGGGACATGGAAGACTTTGCTCGACAGTGCAACCCCTGTCCTTGGTGGCTTGACCCTAAAGAAGACGATCTATCCATTTGGTTCTCCTACTGGATTTTACACAAACACTTGCCACTATATGGCGTTCGCGCACCATCGCATGTCATTCGCCGAGTCATGGAAAAAGTGCATTTGCGTAAAGGTGGCACGGAAGGGTGGGTTGTCGCCGGGGGTCGTGTGGAATGCACAGAATTGTTCGTTCGACGTATCGACCTGTGGAAGTCACGGCACGCAATCAATCCGGCAGCAAGTCCGATTCACGCGCTGCCCTATTTTGGTCCGCCATCGGCGAAAACCCCAGCAACCACTAAGATTTTCCGGCTTGCCCAATCAATTCAAATCGCCCGACTGTTTGCTTGGCCAGAGCCAAAACCAACCAAACGAGGTCACCCTCACCACCGCTTTATCACGAGGGGCTTGACAGCATTGGCGACAGTGCGTAAATTTGTCGCATCTTCTTGGGGGCGCTTCCTGAGAACGGTTACTGGGACCCACGAAAGATAGGTCCGACTTCCCGCGCCGGGATTCGATTTGGGCGGAATGCTGCCCATAGGAATTCTGGCGTTCTTCCCAGAGGTATAGGGCCTTAGGGCAGCGCCGCAAGATTAGGGGCCTGTCAATGGCAAATCCTGCTGTTCCGTTTGGTTTCCGGGTGGCTGCGCCGTACGGCTCGTCCATGCCGAACTACGCGCTGAACGTCGCGAACATCGCGTACAATCAATCGAACAAGATTGCCTTCGGCGATCCTGTTATCATGAACTCTTCCGGCCAGATCGACATCTATACTAACGGTGGGTCGAGCATCTTCGGCATCTTTGCCGGGTGCGAATATACTAATCCCACTGCGATTGGTGGCGTGACCTTCAGTCAGTATTGGCCAGCCCCTTCGGGCCTCGCCTCTACCACGATCGTCACCGCGCGGGTCATTACCGACCCGACCATGACTTTCATGGCTCAGGTTGATGGTGCCGCGATGGTTCAGACGAACATCGGCAACAACATCGACATTACTGCGGCGACGAGCGGCGTGCCGAATACGGCGGGCATTTCGACCTGCTCGTTGTCCTCGGCGAGTTCTGCCGCGTCGGCGTTGCCCTTCCGAATTGTGGGCGTCGTGGGCTTGGGCGACATCTTGGCGACTGGGCCGATTGGTCCAATCCCGAGTTATGACTACACGGCCAATTTGAATTTCGTGTACGTCAAGCTCAACACGAGCATCTTGAACAACACTTCCGGCGTCTAAGGGCTAAGGGGGCTCTACAATGGCTATTAATCGCAGTCAAATTAGGGACTTCCTGCTGCCGGGGTTGGCAGGCGTTGAAGGAAAGTACCCGCAGATTCCCACCCAATGGTCGGGCGTCTTTACCAAAAAGAACTCGAAGATGGCCTTCGAGCGTGTGGTCGAGGCGCGGTATACCGGCCTTGCCCAGCTTAAGTCGGAAGGCGGCGCAACCGTATTCGACAATGCTTCGGGCGAGCGCTTCGTGTACAACGCCCTCAACCAGGGTCTCGGCCTTGGCTTTGCGATTACCCGCGAAGCCCTGGACGACAATCTGTACAAGGCGGAGTTCAATCCGCAGGTGATGGGCCTTGTTGAGTCGTTCCGGCAGACCAAGGAAATCTTCGGCGCGAACATCCTCAACACGATCACGACCTACAACGCTCAGGTTGGCGGCGACGGCGTGGCTCTCGCGAGCACGGCGCATCCGATCGACACCGGGACGTATGCCAATACGTTCAGCGTCCAGTTGGACCTGAATGAAGCGGCCATCGAATCGGCTCTGACGACCATTCGTGCTTTCCCCGATCAGGCAGGTCTGAAGACCTTCTCGCGCGGCAAGAAGCTCATTGTGCCCCCCTCGTTGCTGTGGGTGGCCGAGCGCATGCTCAAGTCAGAACTCCGCCCGGATACCGCGAACAACGACGTTAACCCGTTGGTGTCTGCCGGTGCTCTGCCAGAAGGCTATCAGGTGATGGACTTCTTGACGAGCAACTTCGCGTGGTTCATCACGACCGACGTCAAGGGTTTGGTTTACTATGATCGCATTCCGTTCGAAACGGACATGCAGGTTGACCCGACTACCGGGAACCTGTTGGTCGTCGGTTACGAGCGTTATGTCTTCTCGTACACCAATCCTCGGAGCGTGTTCGCTTCTACGCCGTCGGCCTAAAGGAGGCTTGACCTCATGACGACTACTTTCTTTGGACCTCTTTCGGTCCGATCGGGCGGGGGCTCTAATCCTGATGCCCCGGTCCCTTCGGGCTTCCAGTGGGGTTTGGGTCTTACCGACCCGCGCAGTCCCGGTCTTGTTGGCCAGCAATTTGTCGAATGGGCCTGCGGTGGCGACTGGCTTTGTGTAGATCAGGCTCCTTCAACGGCGGCTACGGCCAACATTGCAGCGCTTGCAAATGTGACCAACAACACCGCAATGACTTTGGTGTCATCGTCTGCCGCAGGCATTACCGTCACCACGACGGCGACGACCATTCTTCAGACGGGACTTGTTGTTCCTTCGGGAGCTTTGGCCATTGATGGCTTGCCCGGAACGGTTAATCCGTCGCAGTCGGGCAATGTGCAAATCTTCGATCCGACCAAGGCTGTCGCTCGCTGCGTCAGTATCTCGGGCGTGTCCGGCGGTGCAGGTGGTAACTTCGCAGTAGCGGGTTATGACCTTTATGGTGCGCCCATTACGCAGACGATTACTGTCGCTGCCGGTGCCAACACGGTCAATTCGACCAAGGCGTTCAAGTTTGTCACGAGCGTCACGCCGAAGTTCACCGACGCCCACAACTATAGCGTCGGCACTGCGGACATCTTTGGCTTCCCGCTGCGCGTCGATCGCTTCGGTTATGCCCGCATCATTTGGAGTGATGCGGTCATTACCGCCAATACCGGCTTTGTTGCGGCGGTGACTACGGCTGCTTCGGGAACTACCGGCGACACACGCGGCACTTATGCGGTGCAGTCGTCGTCTGACGGTACCAAGCGGCTTCAGGTGTTCGTAAATGTGGCCGTGGCGAATATGACCACGACTGCTGGCTTGGTGGGTGTCACACAGGCATGAGCAGGCCCGTAACCTATACGCTCACAGGTGTTAGCTCTACCCCTTGGGTAAGCGTTAATAACCAGATCAGCCCGAGCAATCTCTCGGTCGCTTGTCATATTGCGTCTGGGTCGGCCACTTATGTCGTTGAATACACCTATCAGGATGTCAACTACAATCCGAACTCGCTGTTCGCTTATGTGGTTGACTCGCCGACAATCGATGTCTTCCCCGACACACTGGTCAATGGGGCGACAGTAGATGCCGTGGCGGTCCAGCCAAACCCGGTAAAGTTTGCGCGCATGCGCATTACCACGGGGACTGGCAGCGTACGGGCGACGTTCTTGCAGGCGGGCATTGCGGGTAACTAAGTTAGGGCGTATTTTACTTAAGGGCGTGAGGGCCCAAGGGAGTTGGAAATGAGCAAGCACAAGGGCAAGCATCACCATCGCAAAGATGGCGGGAAGATGGACGAGAAGGCCCATCCCCATGAATACAATGCCAAGGGTTCACCCGAGGCAAAGGAAGCCATGGACGAGAAAGACTCGTTCAAGCGCGGTGGCAAGAAGCGGGCCCATGGTGGTTCGGTTCACGGCGAAAAGTCGGCGCACCGTCTGGACAAGCGGGCTCGTGGCGGACGCATGGGTGGTGGCGAAAGCCCCTTCAGTGCGGCGCACAAGGGCGAGATGCCCGGCAAGCAGTCTTCGGGCAAGGGCTCCGGTCACGAGAGCGAACAGCCTAGCGATAGTATGGACGACTAAGGGCCTGCCGCTGGCGGGTGTGAGTTAGCGGCGGGGCTCCGATAAAAACGGCAAGCCCCGTTTGCTTTTATGCCTCGGCCTAACACTGACGCAGGCCGGGCTTCCCTCACCACCGCCTTGATGGTAAAACGTATTGTGGGGTTAGGGGGCAATCGATGAAGCGTTTGGGGGTATTACTACTCGGTTCGGCGTTGGCGTTGCTGCCTCTGCTCGATCCGCTTCCCGCTTTTGCCCAGCAAGCCCCAGCCCTTGGCAATGTCGTTGCCAATTGCGGAACGCCCAACGGCACTTATACCGCCGGACAAAATCGTCCGGTAACCGAAGATACCACCGGCACTCTTTGCACGGCGAGTGGCGGTGGTGGTGGTGGCAATGTCAATCTCACCGGGATAAACGGCGTTGCCCCTGCTGTGGGTAATGGCACGACCAATACTGGGACTTTGAGAGTCACGGTTTCGAGCGATAGCACTGGTCAGGTTAAAGTTGTCGGCCCCACGGCCAATGGCTCTCCCGCAGCAAATCCCCCGGTGCTTATGGGCGGTACGGCTGATGGGACAGCCACGGGCGCGGTTGGAAATGCCAAAGTGGATTCCAGCGGCAACATATATTCAAATGCTACCATCGTTGGCCCACTAGGAACGCAAACTCTCAATAATTCTGTGGCGGTGACCACGGGGGACGGTAATAGCGTCACATTAGGTGCCAAGGCCGATGCCGCCACCTGCGCCACAAACAACACTGGCATGGCCTGCTTGCGGCAAATTGATGCCGACATCAAAGGAACTGGCAATGTTCAAGGTGTAACGGCATCCGGCGCGTCCCTGACGGAAAACCCACTTGCCAATGGCTGCCGCGCCGCTACAGCCGCTCCTACCGCTGTAACAGACGGGCAAAAAGTCAATGCGCTTTGTGGAGTTGAGGGTAAGCAGGTTGTCTTGCCGTATTCCATAAAGGAGCTCGCTGTCCGTGGCACGGTCACTAGCACAGATACCGCAGCGCATTCTATCATCGCTTCGGCTGGCGGCTCACTCAAGAATTATATTACCGCGCTCCAATGCGGTCGAACTGATGCGGGCGCATCAGCCATTGTCCTGACCTTCAGCGATGCGGCTTCGACGGTTGAAATTTTGCCCGCCGGGGGCGCGACCAATATCCAGTTCCCCATCCCATTAGCAACCGCCGCCGCGACAGCTTTTTCGGTTACATCCGGGACAGGTGTTAGCACTTTATATTGCAGCGCCCAGGGTTACACGGGTCTATAGTATGAAACGGCTCGCAGCACTTCTCGCCGCTTTATTCTGGCTGGCGTCGTCTCCGGCGTTTGCAACCGTTGTCTTCATCACAAGCGGTACAAGTTTTACCGTTCCGGCCGATTACAATTCCGCAGCGAATACCTGGGAATGTATTGGCGCTGGCGGCCAGGGCGGCACAGCGGTTTCTGGCGCGTCCGGCGCGGGTGGTGCTTCGGGCGGGTATTCCGTCGCCTCAAATGTCACTCTGACGCAAAGTTCATCGATCACCGTTGCTGTTGGCGCGGCCAATGGGGGTGGCGCTTCTGGCAACGACACGCTCGCGAAGAACAACAGCTCCACCACTTTTCTTCTCTGTGAGGGCGGCGGAAATGCTAGCCATCAGAATGGTGCCGCAGGCGGTGGGGTTACACGCGCGGTCGGCACAGCCACAGCGGGCACGACAAGCGGCAACATCAGCGCGAATGCTAATCGTGGTGGTGGTTCTGGGTCAGGTGCGCCCGGCCCAAATGGCGCGGGTAAAGCCGGAAACGCGGTTGGTTGCACAGGCGGCAATGGCGGCGGCGGTGCGGATGCTGGGTCATCAACGGGAGGCTCGGCTTGTTCAGGCACATCGGGTGGCAATGGTGGGGACGGTACTGCCGGAACGGGTCACGGAACGGGCGGCACGACGACAACTAGCCCGACAAACGGAACCTTGGGTGGCGGTGGGGGCGGTGGTGGTAGTGGAGCTGGCCATACCCTCGGCGCTAACGGTGGCAATGAAAGCCTTTGGACGCAAACTTCCGATAGCGCTGTGGCTGGCCCCGGCGGTGGCGGCGGCGGTGCGGCGACTTTATCGGGCGCCCCTGGTAATGGCGGTGTGGGTGGTTATGGCGCTGGCGGCGGCGGTGGGGCCAGCGAAACATCAAACAACGGCACAGGCGGCAATGGCGGTCCATCAATTATTGTGCTGACCTATACGCCGACCGGCGGCAGCGCTGTTCTTCACAGTCTTTCTTCGATCGGAGCGGGCAAGTGATACGAGAATCAAAACTCGTCAGAGACATTTTTTGCATAATCGCGGCTGTTTTTTGTCTTGCAGTTGTCAACCCAACGCCATCGCAAGCATGGATACATGGGGCTCAGTCCGCGCCACCTCCGCCCACAACATGCCCTGATCCAATCATGTCGTTCGACATGTGTGCATTCGCAGACGCCAATGCGCAGTTCCAGGACGCAACCATGCTGGCGGATTATGTGAGGGATGGGAGCGGCAGTCTTGGGCCGACAATTTTTCACGATCCTTCAACGTTCTTCAATCCGGCAGGTATAGCGTTTCCTGTGGGGCGCAACACGGCGACTACACTGCAAGACCCGCGCGTTGCGTTTCCAAGCTATGCCGGTGGCGGCAGCCTTAGCGGAAGCACGATAACACTCTCATCAACCCAGAACGGAACTACGCCGCAGGTGGGCATGACGGTCTGGGATGATCCCTCCAAGGGACATGCCTACTATTCGGATCAGCCGAAGGTAACCGCCGTCTCCGGCTCGGCGCCAAACTTCACCGTGACAATCAGCAAATCCGAAACAAGCCATAGTGGCGTGTTCTTCCTGTTTTCGTTTGCGCCTGGATGTCAGCTTTTTCAAGGAACGGCCACGACAGACGATCATATCAACTGCACTTTTGGAAATTCATCTACCGGGTTCACTGCAACATTTGATGCTATGGATTTTTACGCAATCGGTGGCCATAACGGGACTTATATTTCAGGTGGCGTAACAGGAGCCAGCCCGCGCGGGAATATCATCGTAACGCATAGCCGTCTCGAACCGGATCAATGGAATACAACCGGCAATGCGCTTCTGAACGCCAATGGTTCAGGAGTGTCGCTTGATCTGGAAAATTCTGAGTGCGATGGTGGCAACAGCGGCGACCCAACCGGAGGTCCATGGACTTATGCAGTGAATAATAACTGCGTGAATTGGAGTTCTGTAGGATCTCAGCCAAATCACAACAACGTTAAAATCTCAAACATCTATATACACGACTGGACTTATAATCCGATCCGCATAGATCAAGGCTATGTCGATGTTACTCTGCAATCTACGGTATTTTATCGCAACTCAATGCAGTGCGCGATAGACGGAACAAAGTGCCACGGCGCGAATGTCCAGTTCGGAACGACGCAACTAGGGTCATCCTCGACAGTAACAATGCACAATCTGACTTCTGTATATCCTTACGGATATCAATTCGGAGGAATTACAGCCCCGTTCCCTGTTTTGGGTGGCCTTGGGTCCGCGTTCAACCTGACCCTGGACGTTCAGGGCATAACCATGATTTCCAACATTTCCACAACAGCCGGGCGGGCTATCGCTTCGTCTGGACTCGACCCGTTCCGACTTGGGCAAATATCCAAATACACGGCGCAATATATTTTCTCTAATGATGTTGGTCTTGGAAACTGCATAGGCGCTGGTGGCGATATTGATGCGAACGGCAGCGGAAAGGGCAGTGAGAGCGATAACGTTACAAGTCCAGCGACATCGACCTGGAGTACATCCGGTTGGGTCTCCGGCAGCGAAATCTATTACCCCAATCAGATTCTTGTCCGTAATGCAGGTTCTACCGCGCCACAGTTCATTGCAACGCTTGCGGATAATGGAAACGGCACAAGCCATCTTCATATAAATTCCACTAGCATCACGCCAACTACGGACTTGACCAAGGGTGGTACGATTACACCTCAGATTGTGGCGCTTCGCATGGCTGACCGCCAAGCGCACCCTACACTCGTTATATCTGGAAGCGGTGCCGATTATACCGTCTCCAATGGGTCAGGCTCCGGCGAGACGCAGGCGGCGCAGACATTCCGGGAGGGCCAAGTCATAATGCCGTTTGGGACGGGCGGCACGACCGCCGTTGGTGGCACTACCTATGCCGGTTACGTCGGAACACTTCAGGTCGGGGGTAATAACCAAACCGTCGCCGTAGCAGATAACAAGTGGTCAAATGTCGGAATTGGTATTGGAAATGTTGCCACCCTAGACACGGATATCAGCAACAATTTTGATATGCTGACTTCTGGCGATGCTGGAAAGTGGACTGTTGATGGTCCCGGATTGGACGCTGGCGCGTGTCCCAATCATAGCGCTGCGCGTCTTATGCCGCTTACGCCACTCAACCGTGCCGTTGCCGTGAATGATAACGTGAAAGATGCAGACCGGCGAAAGGCTGCTTGACGGCAAGACATGAACGAATCCGACCGCAGCTTCATCATTCGCATCTTCGGCTATAGGCTTCAGCATGCTAAAGATCACATATGACATACTGCAATATTCATGGTACGGACAAGGCGGTGGTGAGGGTGGACAAAAGTGGCAATAACCCCTAATTCGACCGGGACGTACAACTTCTCGTCGATCCAGGCGAGCGACCTCCTTATCGAGGCGTTCGAGCGGACGATGTGGCGCGCCCCGTCCCTGACGCCGGACATGCTCCTTTCCGGCCAGCGATCCCTGAACATGGTCCAGTCCCGGTGGTCCAATCTGGGCGTTAACCTCTGGGAGGTCTCGCAGCAAACCCTGACGCTTGTCCAAGGGCAGCCCAACTACACCCTGCCCGCAACGACCATCGACGTCCTACCATCACAGGTCATCCGTCAATGGAACCTTAGCAATCAGACCAATCTTTCGGCCCCCCTCACCACCGCTTTAGGGTCAACATCGATCCTTGTGACACAGCCGTCCCACGGGTTGTCCGTTGGCGTTTACATCAACGTCGCCACGCCGGTTGCCGTTGGCGGCATTGTCATCTCCGGTTTTTATCCTGTGGTGTCAGTGCCTTCGACGAATACTTACACTATAACGGCAGCGATCCCGGCCCTTTCTGCATCGTCGAGCAATAGTGTCCCGCTCTTCACAACGGACGGCTCGACCGGGAATGTGACGGTCGGCCTAACCAATCAGCCGTTCCTGCCAGGACAGACGTTCAACGTTGAGGTTCCCGTGACTGTCGGCGGCTTGGTTCTGAGCGGGTCTTACCTTATCTTGTCGGTGGCGACTAACAGCTTTGTTATCCAGTCGCAACAGGTATCGACTTCTGCCGTGACCGTCTCGATGAATGGCGGCCTTGCCCAAATCCAGTCGCAGCCTGCAACGCAGTCGCCTTACGATCGTGTCCTCTACCCGATGTCCCGGGCGGACTACACCGCCCTTAGCAACAAGTTTCAGCAGGGCACCCCGACCTCTTTCTGGTTTGATCGGACGATCGTGCCCTCACTGACCTTCTGGCCGGTGCCCGATGCCAATGGCCCCTACGAGTTTGTCTTCTACGTCAACTCGCAGATGCAGGACGCCTCCATGTCCGGCGGAGCCCAGATCAACATTCCCTACCGCTTCATCGAGGCGTTTACCGCCGCACTTGCGGCCCACCTCGCCATCAAGTGGCGGCCAGAGATGGCCACCATCCTCGAACAATATTCCCGGCAAGTCTGGCAAGAGGCCAGCGATGCCGACGTCGAGAAGGTCTCCTTTTATGTCTCCCCCGACTTCAGTGGATATTTTTCCTGATGGCAAGAGTCACAAATAAACAACTTAGAGCTTGTGATAGAAAGTCTATAGTATATCAAGCTACAAATTTAATTAATGGAAAGCGATATATAGGAATATCTGTGTATTCTATTAAGGCTCGTCGCGCCAAGCATTTTTATTCCGCCAGAAATGGTTCTTCGGCGTATTTCCACAGAGCCATACGAAAATATGGCGAAGACGCATTTAAGTTCTCTGTAATCAAGATTTGTAGGTCTTACGAAGAAGCCTGTTCCCAAGAGATTAAATTGATCGCCGCATTGAAACCTCAGTATAATTTATCTGCGGGGGGCATGGGTTCGGTTGGATACAAGATGCCACAAGCAGCCATAGAGAAAGTTCGTGCGGCAAATTTGGGTCGCCCAGGATTTTGGACCGGAAAAAAGCTTCCGGCACACGTTGTTGAAGCAATGTCCATTCGCAATAACACCGATGAACGGCGTCAAGCTTGGACTGATTTCAGAAAACTTGGCCCACAAAAAATTAGGAAGAAAGTAATTTGTCTAAACACCGGGCAAGAATTCGAAAGTGCGTTAGCTGCCGGTAAATTTTATTCTGTCCACGCATCCAGTATTTCTGCTGTATGCGCTAAAAAGCGTAAACGAACAGCCAACTTGATTTTTCGCTACGCGACCGATAGTTCAGTAACGCCAGACGAGTTGCTTCGGGTAAATGAGTCTGTATACAACAACAGACCAGACCTAAGACCAAAAGGTAATTGTTAATGGCAGGGCTTCCTCCACATAACCAATATGCTCCTACAAATAGTAGAGAACCTGAACCTGTCGGATTCTGCGACAGGTGCGGATTTCTATATCATTTGAAGGACTTAGTATGGCAAATGGATTGGTCCGGGGCAAATTTAGTCAACCGATTTCTTCGGGTGTGCACTAGAACCTGTCTAGATATTCCCCAAGAACAAGGCCGGGTCATCGTCATCGGTCCCGATCCGGTGCCCTTGAAGGACCCCCGCCCAGGTTGGTGGGCCACCGAACAGGCTGAGACCGGCGTTCCGCCGATACCTCCCTACGTCACTGACGATGAGGACATCTGACCGGCCAATAGTGTCCACCCTCACCACCGCTTTACCGCGTACCACTTGACAGGTATTATGCAACAATAAGTTAGGGCTCGGGGGATTTCCTTTGGATTACAGCAGCTTCGTAAATGCCAGCGCAGATTTGCTGATCCTTCTGCCGACTATTACCAATGCGGCCTCGGCGACCCCTAGCAGCGACCCCAACTTTAACGTGATTCTGCCCCGGGCCATTGAGTATGCCGAACAGCGGATGTACCGCGAATTGGACTTGATGCAGACGTTCGAGACGCAAACGGCTACCACTGTCAGTGGCACCCGCAGCGTCAATGTGCCGACAGGCATGATTGTCATGAACAGCCTCTACGTCATTACCCCAGCGGGCGCTGGGAAGGACGATGCCGGAGCTTCCCGAAACTTGGTCCAGCGGGTAACGGTGGACGCCTTGAATATGTTCTGGCCTGCTGGACAGGTGTCGCAGGTGGCCCCATCGATCCCCCGGTATTTCTCGTCGCAGTCGGATACGGCAGTGGCTTTGGCCCCGTGTCCCGATGCTTCGTACACTTTGGAGTTCTACGGCACGTTCCGCCCCACGCCGTTGAGCGCTTCTAATACGACGACCATACTTACCACTTACTTGCCCGACGTTTTTCTTGCGTGTGCAATGGTTTTCTTCGCGGGTTATCAGCGGGACTTCGGTATGCAGTCGGACGATCCGAAGATGGCCGTGTCTTGGGAGGCGCAGTATCAGACGCTTAAGACGAGCGCCTCCGAAGAAATCTCGCGTGCCAAGAGTCAAGGTTCTCTTTGGGCTCCGTTCTCGTCACCGAAACTCGCTACCGCTACGACGAGGGGCCAATGATCGTTTACAAGATTACAAACCTTAAAAATGGCAAGGGATATAAGAGATATAGCTACTATGTTTAATGTCGATCCGTCGTGGATTTCATATAAACGTAAGAAAATACTACAAAGCATAGGAGGCTAATATCAGCTCTTTTTCACAAAATTTAGGATTAATCGAACCCACGCCCGGAGACCCCGCCGTTGCAAATGTGTGGGGCACTCTGCTCAACACGAACCAGGGCCTTGTCGATAGTGCCGTTGCGGGCGTCCTCACGAAGAGCGTTGCAGGCTCGTCGAATGTTGTGCTGACCAATACCAATGGGGCCGCCGACGAAGAACGCAACCAAGTTTTTGTGTTCACCGGGGTCCTGACGGGCAATATCAATGTTCTGTTCCCCGCAACTAAGACGAAGGCGTTCGTCGTCAAGAACTCGACCACTGGCGCTTTTACGTTGAGCGTCGGTGTCAATAACGGCTCGGGAAGTCCTGCGGGCACGACCATCATTGTTCCTGCGAGTGGGACTTTACCGCTATGGTCCGATGGCACGAATGTCGCGGCGGTCGTGACAGCGTTTGTAAATCCCACGTTTACCGGCACAGTCACTATGCCTGATGGAGCTACATGGACTTCTGCCAGCGGCATTTCTAATTTAACGGGGCTTGGCATTGGTATGGTGCCAGCAACGGGGCCCATCGATTGCACGTCTGCTTCTGCGGGACAACCTTCAATCCGCACTCTCAACCCGACTAATGGCGTTGGGTCCGCGATGCGAATGGATATTTGTGCTCAAGATTATTCTCATTCGCTCACACTCGCCCGTTATCCTGCCGCCTCCACCGGCACATTGTTTGGGCGGTCTCTCGCCAACAGTTCCATAGTTATTGATAATTCTTTGTCGTCCGGCGGCCTCTTCATTGGAACTAGCACTTCGTCCCCGATAATTGTTGGTGTCAATGGTGGGCAAGTTGCACAATTCGGAACAGACGGCTCATTCCTCGTAGGAAGTACGACCAACGCCGGGGCTGGGTCAATTGCTGCTGTGGGCAATATCACCGCTTTCTATTCGGATGACCGGCTTAAGACGCGCCTTGGGAATATCGAATCGGCATTGGACAAGGTATGCTCGCTGACCGGCTTCTATTATGAGCCTAATGAAATGGCAAAGTCGTTGGGCTATCTCAAGGAGCGGCATGTCGGCCTCTCTGCCCAGGACGTAGAGAAGGTAATGCCCGAGGTCATTGCGCCAGCCCCGGTGGACAAGCAGTATATGACAATTCGCTATAGTGAACTGGTCCCGCTGTTGGTCGAGGCTATCAAGGAACTTCGCAAGGAAATCGCCGCGAAATGACGATGGTGTCTTCTGGGCCCATCTCTCTTGCGGGCACTACGCAAGTGGGCGGCCTTAATCAGTCAATCGAAAAAGAGTTGGGTGGTACTGGTTCGACCCAAATAAGTCTCAATGATTCGGCTGTACGCACACTATTAGGAATACCGTCCGGAGCAATCACTCTGAGCAATGCTTATGGCAAGTCCAATTTCACGCCGGTAACGCATACATACACTAGTGGCTTTGGCAATGAAGCTGTACCCACTGGTGCAGCCAACCTTGTCATAACCATAGTTGGTGGCGGTGGCTCTGGTGGCACGGGTAAAGGGGCCCCAGACCCAGGCGGCGGTGGTGGCGGTGGCTCTGGTGGATTGCGTACTATAAGTATCGCCATAGCCGGTGCTGATTTTGGGGCCTTGATTCCTTATGTTGTAGGTGGTCCTGCTACTACAAGTTCTACTAGTGGCTCTTTGT